AGCAGGAAGAGCGTCTCAGGATTACGGCTGAAGCTGGCGACGACGCCCAGGCCGCTTTGCTCCTGTACGATACCAGGCTCAGGGCTCTTGCGACGGGAGCTGGTCCGGAGTTCGTGGAGCTGGCCCTGGATATCGCAGAAGGCATCAATGCACAGAATGCGGCCCTAGCAGAACAGGCTCGCATCCAGGCTGACCAGGACGTCATATCGGACCTCCAGGCCGAGGCTGAGCTGATTGGCCTATCAAACCGTGAACGTGCGATAGAGATCCAACTGCGGCGTCTGAGCGCGGATGCGACACAAGAGCAGATAGACAAGACCACAGAACTCGCAGGCCGGCTCTTTGATGAGTCAGAAGCCTTGCGTCGTGCTGCCATCACATTCGACGAGTTCCTCAAGGAAAATGCTCGGGCCATCCAGCAGACCCTTTCTGGTGCCCTGTCGAATGCTCTGACGGATGGCTTCGATGATTTGCCTGCCGAGTTTGCCCGGGTACTTCAGCAACTCGCGAGTCAGTACCTGGCCAGTGCGATCTTCCAGCAGCTTGCTCAGATCGGACAAGGCGGCGGCGGCGGCGGTTTCCTCGGAGCAGTCGGTGACTTCTTCGCAGGTGGCTTTGCTACTGGCGGCGAGTTCACTGTTCCAGGGACTGGCGGAACGGATTCACAGCTTGTTGCCTTCCGCGCCACACCTGGTGAGGAAGTGAATGTTCGCCGGCCGACGGACCCGGATCCTGCTGCTCAAGCAGCACCTCCCCAGGTCAACGTCAATCCGACGATCGTCAACACGATCGACAACGCAGACATCGTTGGTGCCTTCAATGAAGGTGAGGGCGATCGTGTGCTGCTCAACCGTATCAGTGTTCGTCGCAGCGCCTTCAAACGGGCGTTGGGACTTTAGGAGATAACGAATGCCATTTATTCAACAGCAACTCATCGCAGACGGCATCACGGCTGAGGGTCGCGTTGTCGTACCAAAAGCGGTTCTTGAGTGTATCATCAATTCTAATGTGCTCACGATGGTGAAAGGCACAGCTGGTGGTACCGGCTATGCTGTTGGCGATACCTTCCGCCTGAACACCGGAACCGCGGTAGCGGTCAACGGCGCAACCTTCCATGCAACGGGACGAGTCACAGCCGAAGCTGCTGGCGTAGTCACTGCTGTTGAGATTCTTTCGTCCGGTGCTTATACAGTAAATCCGACCTTGACCGATGGCGCCACGACTACGCTCACAGGCGCTGGCTCGGGTCTGCAAATAACAGCCACGATGCAGACTGCTAGGTGGACACAGGACGATTCCGACTACGTAGACCTCCTGACCAACTTTGAATGGCTTGCGACTTCAGTCAAGACGACAAACAAGCCGACCATCGGCATGCAGTCACAGCTGTCTGGGGCCAACGATGGTGTCCGCTTGCAAGTAGCTTCTGGCTACGACGGCGGATCCACCTGGCTCAATCAACCAGGTTCACCGCCGACGAATCAGTTCTATGCAGCTGTTCCGAACACGGATCCAGAGATCTTTATCTCAGTCACAGAGCGGCGGGTGAATGTTCTCGTCACAGACAACGGCCGCAACGACAAGCAATACTTTGGCATCGGCCTGTTCATCCCGTACGTTGACGTCGCTACGAATTACCCCTTCCCCGGTTTTGTTCACGGACAAGCGACGAGTGTCCGGGCCTTTACAGAGAGCATCTCCAATACAGTCAACTCCGGCATTGTGAACCCGATCAACTTCGGAAGTTCTACAATCGGCTGCTATCAGTACCGGCACAACTTGTCGTCTGAGTGGCGGGGCATCTCATTGAATAACAACGGCGGCGCAGATGTGGCCGTTGCGCAGATGTGGCCAGTCTCGACTGAAGCAGATACGAGCTGGGACTTTAACCATGCGCCAGTACCTGCAGGGAGCGGAGCAACAGCATCCCAGATGAATCCGTTTGATTCCACTAATTCGCAAGGCTCTTTTCTTGAGGACAACACGCAAGGCTGGTTCTGGACTGCAGACTCTACGCTTGGTGGTCAAGGCCCTGCGCCTCTCGGAGCGGGCAGTCAGTTACACTTCACTGTCCAGGCTCATATAATTAGTAACCAATCAGACGACGTACAGATCCTTGGTTTTGTCGACGGATGGGAAAACGTACACGGTCAAGGCCTAGCTGCTTTCGATGAGATCGCAACGGAATCAGGTCAGCGGTACATTGTCTTTAATGATACAGACTCAACACTCTTGCAGGATTGGGTCGCGATGGAGATGTTATAATGCCTTATAGAAACGGAGCAGCTTGGCCAGGTCCAGGTGACGACGACATAGCTGACTTTGTAGTTGATGTCCTTCAGCCTTTCTTGACTGACGCGAAAGGCTCGGGTGGTCTCGGCTGGATCGCGCAGAATCCTGCCGGTGGCGCTGGTGGAGCCGGAACACATCCAAACTATCAACGACTCTTCTCACGCGGCGGGATAGGTACTGAAGCTCCGCCGTTTTTCAGCGTACAGACAACGGCCAAGACACTGTACATGTTCCCCAGCAGCGGTATCAATACTGCGCAAGAGCCGTACGATCAACCAGGCAATCCGATGTGTCAGCCGCCCGATGCTCTGTTCAGTGATCCAGGCGCTGGCCTCGGATTGTTGCGCTGTCAGGCAATGACGACAATGGTCGGGCCCTATGATAACTACTGGCTCTTCGGTGGACCGACAGGCGAGTATGTTCATTGCGTTATCAAAGTCAGCGCTCGGCAGTACCGTCACTTCCATGTTGGAATGTTGACGCCGCTGCACACTGATCTTCATGCTGATACGTTCTACATGACGAATCACCGTTGGGATTCACTCGAGCCTGATAACTTCAGCATCACATCAGATGCCACGCAGTGGAATGAGCACAAGCCTTATCAACTCCATATCTTGCCGTTCCGCAATCATGATGATATCAACACAGGCTTCACTGGCGGCTACTGGGGTGATGCGCGCAGCGCTGGCATGATAGTGTACTCGCCGCTCTACGGCACAGAGAACTATGATTGGTGGTTGATGTGCGGTGTTGAAAACAATCCTGATGTTTCTGATGGCGGTGTGCATGGTCGTATTAGAAACTCAGGTGGCAACTTTAACACTGCGAGCGCCATAGTCAAGAGCGTTGGTGATGTGAATAACGCAAACGACGCAGTATTGTTTGGTGCAGGCTGGGTGTCCGGGTATGACAAGACCATTGGTACAACGTTGTTCTCTTCAGATCCTACCTTTACGACAGACGGTGTTGCTTTAATCCCGATCTACGTGCTGCTTTGTTCAGACTTCTCGTCTGATCTGCGCTGGGCGCCAGTTGGCCAGGTTCCTGACGTGTTCCGTGTGAACATGAAGAACCTCGATGCTGAGCAGGAAATCTCCGTTGGTTCTGATACGTATATTGTCTTCCCGATGATGAACAAAGACTCGGCGAACACTCTTGAGAACGAAGGCTATAGCGGATATGAAGGCCTTGCGTATAAGAAGATAACGGCGAACGCCACCTAGGAGCTCTCCGATGGCCGACCATTCGTCAGCACGCTTTGGAGTTCTTCACTCCGATCCAGGCAACCCTGAATTCCCGACGCTACCTGATGGCATCGATTCTCTACACATTATTGAAATCGGTCGCTCTCCTGGTTTAGCGATACGCGAACCAGTTCCAGACGTCGGACTGCCGACGCATTCTGCTGCGCCTGGAGCAAAGGGTTTTGCAGACTGGTTCCTTGATGGCTTTTGGCGTCAACCAGATCCTGTCGACTTCGGCAACATTACGGCGACCAAGCAGCGCCAGGTTACCATTCACAATACATCGCGCAGCACAGTATCCTTAACGGCGATTGACGTCTCAGCCATTGTTGGTCTGTCAGTTATCTCCCCGGGGCTGCCAATCAATATCGACGCCTTTGATACTGTCACAGTCACCTTTGAAATCTCTACGACAGGCGATGCAGCCTTTGACGACTTTGTGTACTTCACAGTCGATGGTCTCTCTCTTCCAACCAGGATGCTTGGTCGCCGTATCATCATCTTCAACATGCTGCCTGACGTTCCGATCGTTGAGCGCATGTCCTGGCTGACTGACAACATGGTTTCTATCGAAGGCCAGGAACAAGCCTTCTCATTACAACGGGCGCCGCGCTCTCGTGTGACGCTTCTTCAGAAACTCGACGACGACGTGGAACGGACAACGCAACAGAACCTGATCCTAGGCGCAGGCTACCTTCGTCAAGGCGTTGCTTTGTGGTGGCAAGCCCGTCAGATCAACGCCGCGACTTTGACAAGCGACACTGTGATCCAGGCTGACACTACAGACATGGAGATCCGGGTCGGCGGCGACGTCAGCTTCTATAATCCAGTTGACCACACTTTCGTTGAAGGTGAGGTTGAATCTTTCACCCCGACGACGATCACACTGTCTCAAGAAGTAGGAGCTGTGCTTCCGGCCGAAGCCTGGGTCATGCCACTGACGTACGGATTCCAGGACCGCAATGCCAGCTTCGGTGATGTACCGAGTTCACTAATCCAGCAGTCACAGATAACATTCAACCTGCTTGAGTACACAGACATCGGCGCCCTGGATATGTCGTACTTCACGACGCATCCGGTCGATGGCTATGCGATCATCACACACCCGTTGGAATTCGATGGCAACTTCAGAGTCGGTCAACTGTCTCAAAAGCTGGATGTACTGGATAGCATCACTGGTGACATCTCGGTCTTCCGGCGTGAAGCCATGGCCAGGTGGGGACAAAACGTCCTGGTCACGCTCAAGTCACAAGCCGACCAACACGCATGGCGTCAGTTCCTTCACTACATCCGTGGATCCTGGCGGCCCTTCTATATTCCAACTGGGACAAACGACTTGCCCCTGAATGGTAACTTCACCCTGGGTAGTAATATCTTCACGGTCCCAAGCATGGGCATTGATTCTCTTATCAATGAGAGAGCCCCTCGTCGTGACCTTAAGTTGACGATCGACGGCAACACCTACTACAGGCGCATCAATAGTGTAGTCGATGATGGTACAATCGAGACCGTCACGCTTGATAGTGTAATTCCAGGAACAGGGTCAATCCCGCCTGAGGACTGCAAAATCGAGTGGCTTACGTTCTCCAGGCTTGTTGGAGACTCGGCTACATTCAAGCACACTCGCCTGGGCGAAGGGGAGTTGCGCTTTGTCACTCGCGGAGTAATCTTATGACCTTTGCTGCTTTTGAAACGACAGACGGATCACCGATTGAGCTTATCACGTTCAAGAACGGTGCACTGGCGTATCTATATTCCAACACGATTCAGAACGTTATTGTAGGCGCTCGAACCTTCGTGCCTCTGGCTTACCAGCGATCGAAGTTCGCACAGTCCAAAGACTCGGATGATAACAACATCACGCTTACTGCTCCCGGTGATTTTGAAGTTGCTCAGCTCTTCAATGGCATCCTGACCTCGAACATCACGACGTGCACCATTGAACGACTCCACTTTGATGACCCTGATGGACAGATCCAGATCCTGTGGCGAGGCCGAGTAGTTGCCCTGAACCGGCGCAACGACCAGGTTGAAGTCCTGCTTCAGCCTTTGTCTTCCGGATCCGAAAGCACCCCCAGGAAAGTCTTCTCCTCCCTGTGCAATTCATTCCTCTTCGACACACCTGGTTGTTCCCTGGTGCGTACGGACTGGAAGTTTGACGGAGTTATAAACGGCAAGAATGTGGCGGGTGACCAGATCACAGTGAACGGTCTTCGCACCCAAGCAGCTGCTTTGGATGTTGCTCAAGGCGGACCGACCGGGCCATTGACTTCTGGCGAGTTGGATATCTACTGGCAAGGTGGATACATAGAAGCAAACGGAGAGATCCGAGACATCGTTGAAGGTAATTTCGGCGGAGACCCGGACGTCATTCGTATTGACATTCCTTTCCGGGATGTCGACGTGAATGCTGCTTGCACAGTTTATGCGGGCTGCTCATTGACCCGGCAAGTGTGTCAAAAGAAGTTCAACAACATTCTCAACTTCCAGGGTTATCCTGATATCCCTGAAATCGATCCGGCCAATACTGAGTTGCCGCCTGGATCTAGTCAGCGTACGAATAAGTTCGCTGGACCACAGACATAAGGAGCTGAACACAGATGTGGTGGAAACTACTTTGGTGGATCATCGTTACAGCGTTGACCGACCTTCTCACAAAGGCGCCGCCTGACGCGACGCCCGCAGGTATTGGTGACTTCAATATCCCGACGGCAACCGAGGGACGTGTTGTTCCTATAATCCTCGGGCACAAGATGAAGGTCAATGCGCCAAACTGTATCTGGTACGGTGACTATGCGGCAGTGGAACGTACTCAAGAGACTGGCGTAATCATCAAGAAAGAGTCCGTGATTGGTTACACCTACGAACTCGCACTTGCGTATGCGCTCTGCTCTCAGGAAATCTACGGCATCACCGGCGTCTGGATCGGCGACGAACCAGTCTACCAGGGTCCTGCTGTAAGCGTCGTCGATATTGTCGAGGACGATATCTTCGGCGGCAAAGACCAGGGCGGTGGGTTCATCGGTCGCTTGCGCTTATTCAATGGTGCGCCAGACCAAGCAGCTTCCAGTTTCATGGCGTCTCGAATCACTGAAGGCTTGTCTGCTTATCGCGGCACGGCCTACATCATGGTGACGGATATCGCAGAGACTAAAGGTGCAGAGATTGGTGAAAGCCCGAACTTGCGCTATTTGACGGTCGAAGTCCAGGCTATGAGTACAACTGCCCAAACCGGTCTGGGTGACTTCCTAGGCCTGGCCAACGATCAGCACATTATTGGTGACGACGCGAACCCGGCGACGCTTGCATACGGCTTGCTGACAGATCCGTCTTGGGGCCGTGGTCTTCCGCTGTCTGATGTTGATGCTCCTAGCTTTACTGCTGCAAACGCCACTTGCTTCACAGAGGGCATTGGCTTCTCCATGTTGTTCGACGAGTTCACCTCGACGGAACAGATCCAGGATTATCTTGAGCAGCACATGGACTGCTACATCGGACCGAACGCGCAGACCGGCAAGTTTGAAATCAAGCTGGCCAGGCCCAACTACGTTTTAGGTGATGAGTTCCAGGCAACTGATGCGAACATCATCAGCATCCCAACCTGGAACAAAGGCGATTGGTCTCAGACTTTCAATCGTATCCGCATGCGCTACACCGATCGGAACAAAGATTGGAACGAGACACACGCTGTTGCGAACGCACCGGCCAATAGGATTATCCAGGGCGTGCTTAAAGCCAACGAGGTTCGCTACCCCGGAGTGCATGATGCAACTGTAGCCAACAAGATCGTCGCTCGCGAAAAGAAAGGCTTGTCCAGGCCAGCTCGTTCGGGAACGATCGAGCTCAACCGTACAGCCTGGGACTTGCGCCCTGGTGATGTGTTCTCATTCACGTCAACCCAGGTTCAAGAGACCGACCTTCCCGTCCGCATTACCAAGGTTGAGATTGGTGATCCGGTCAACAACACTTTGATCGTCGAAGTTATCGAAGACATCTTTGACAACGAAATTCCGACGGTTGCAGATCCACCTGATACTGACTTTGTGCCTCCCACCCAGGATGTTGATCCGTTACTGGCAGCTGACCAGTGGGCGATCGAGGCACCTTACATGATCGTCCGCCAGGATCCATTCGCTCCGAATGTTCATCCGCGTTTGCTGACTGCAGCCAGGATTGCGACGGGCGCTCCGACTGAATACGAAATCCGGCACCGCTTACCCGGTGGATCTGGTTCGTATGTCAGCATCGACTTTATCACTGGCGGCTTCATGCAAGTCGGTACGCTGAGGAACAGTGAAGTCGGCTGGCTCTCAGGAAACGGAGGCAAGACTCTACAGGTTGATCCGGTATCTGGATCGCTAGACAACCTCATCGGACTGTACAGCCCTGGTCTGCAGAACATGCAAGGTGTTTGCGTTATCAATCCAGGCGCGGCGAATGAGGAGTGGATCCTCTGCACCGAGATTGTTGACGACCTCACAGGCGTTCGTCTTGAGAACGTATGGCGTGGTGCCCTTGACACAGGCATGAAGACCCACTCTGCAGGCGAGCGCATCTGGTTCATCTGGACGGGAGGCGTTGGCTTGCCATCGTTCCAGTACGCCGTTGGTGATACTCCTGACGTCAAGCTGCTTCCGCGTTCGCCGTCAGACGAAGTGCTTGAGGCTGCCGCAACAGAGATCAGCCTTGTGCCTTTCCTCAGTGGCAACTCTCGCTACCAGCGGCCATTGCTGCCAGCTCAATTAGGTCTTAATGGTACGGACTTCTCTACAACCGGCACATTTGATTTTGTCTTCTCGGTCACAGGCAATCCGGCCGAGTTTGTCGGCTTGCGTCTCGGTCCTCGGCTTCGCGATTGGCGCAACCAGGATCCTCTTGACCAGGTTGCCGGCGGCGGAATTCGTTCAGACATCTGGGGCGACGATCAATACCAGCTTGAATACTGGCTCTATAATCTTGACACGCATCCGTCACCAGCGCGTGGTGATGCAATAGTCAATCAAACTGTCAGCGCGGAATTTGCCTCAGACGGTGCTTTGGATATTCTCAAGGATACAGTTGCGACGCAGTTTACCAACGCGGGCGTGAACAGTTTGCCGATGCGCCTGGAAGTTGAAGCGAGCCATATACCTGGAGCGTCCTTGCCGCGCATGCTCAGCCGCGATGTTATTATCCATGACTTCACCGGCACGGGAACATTCGTAATTCCATTCGATGCGACATGGATTCATCTAGACTTTGAGTACGGCTCCGCAGGTGACCGTGTAATTTATGATAAGTCGCCCAACCAGCACGAGTTCTATATTGGCAACACAGAGGTGACCATCGACACGGCTTCTACTCCGCCGCTTGGTACGCGGGCCATCCGTATTGGCGAGACCAATGGCCAGATATTTCCAAACAATAGTTCCTCGTACTTCTGGACGCCGACGGATACCGGTGATGTCAGTGGAGCTCTTGACCTCAACCAGGACTTCACGATTGAATGGCGCATACGTTTCGACCAGGATCCGTTCGCCGATGAGACAATCCTGGCACAGTACGGCAGTGGCGGCGTTGTCGCCAAGGAAGACATCTGGCGCCTGATGTACATGGAAGACGAAGACTACTGGCGCTTCCAGTACTCGACCGGTGGCGGCTTCACCGGGACAATCAACATGGCTGAAGCAGCCGCCTGGTTCCCGGTTGCCGGCACGTGGTATGCATTCATGCTGACCAGGCATGAACAGCCTGATGGCTCAATCACAATGCGCTTGTTCCGGGATGGTGTCAAGACGTCCGAGATCAATGTTGCTGCCTTTACGATCAACACTGATGTGGCAAACAGGCCTGGACTGTCTATCGGCGCAGGCAACATCTGGCGGCCCCCGGGTTCTGGTGTAACTAGTGATGGCATGGACGGCTACCTGGATGAAGTTCGTATCATCCAGGGTGCAGCTCTTGAATTGGTCGACTACACCTTGCCTGTCACATCAGACGGAACAGGCGATTACCTGATTGCCATGACAAACTTCGAAGGCGAAGCCGGTAACGATTCCACTAAGCTCGCAGAAGACTTATTGAGTACTGACACAGCCTGGGTATTTGACGGCACGCAAGCGCAGTGTCGTATCGCTGGTGACAAAGCGAAGTTCGGAAACACGTCCCTGTTTGTCAACGGTACTCAAGACGCTGGCCTTCGTTGGGGTAACTTCGAAACCTACGATCAGATGAAGCATCAGTATTTGCTCGACCATGACTTCACGATTGAAGGCTGGGTGAATTTCACCGCCTTGCCCTCGACGACCACCCAAGGCATGGCGATGTGTGGCCGCGGTGATAACGGCGGCAACGAGCGTGAATACTTCTTTGGCATCGACGAAAACGACGAGGTTGAATTCTCTTACTGGGATCACAACGCTGAAGCAGTCGAAGTCAATATCAAAGCAACCACGACGCCGGTACTCGTAGCGGATACCTGGTACCACTTGGCTGTGTGCCGGAACGGTACCGCAATAGAAGCCTGGATCGATGGAACGCGGGTACTTAATGACGCAACGTTCTTTGAAGACGTCAGCAATAACCCGGTCACGCTTAATGCTGGCGAGTTGAATCAAACCGGTGGCGGTGCAATCTGCGTTGGCAAAGCATTCCGTGATGAAAGTGGCGACTTGCATCGTTCGATGAATGGCCACGTCGATTCTTTCCGGGCGATCAAGCGCGGGGCACTTTATACTGGCGCAAGCATCACAGTCCCGACGGGTCCGTTCAGGCCGCCGAAGCCTCGGGTGAGCGCGACAGTAATGCAGCAAAGTGATGTTCACTTCCACAGCCACTTCAACGGTGAGGATGCTAACTATGATCCTGCTTGGGGCGACGTCGTATCTCTGCTGGAGTTCGAAGGCACTGACCTGGATACGACCACCACAGACGATGGCCAGCTCGGAGCGACCTGGACGTTCGCAGGCAACGCGCAGATCGATAATGCACAAGCAGCTATCGGTTCAACTTCGTTGCTCCTGGACGGAACTGGGGACTACCTGACGACGCCTGACAACGCAGCCTGGGAACCTGGTGCAGAAGACTTCTGTATAGAATGCTTCGTCCGCTTCAATGGCGATCCGGGTACAGCTCAGATGACATTCATCTCGAAGTGGGAGTCAGTCTCGGCCTCTGATCGTTCCTGGTGGTTTGGCCTGAACAACAACCAGCTCGAGTTCCTATATTCGACTAATGGCATAGGATCCTCAGTTTTCAACGAGGCCTGGAATCCTGCTGACGCAACCTGGTATCACGTTGCAGTCAGTCGCAAAGATGGCAGCATTCAATTCTTTGTTGATGGCCTGGCTCTGGCGAATGGTGTAGCCGATACTCAGACTATAAGCAACGAGCCAAGCGTTGTCGCAATCGGCGCGTACAATACTGCATCAGGTGCAGCGGGCTTGATGAACGGCTGGATCGATCAGTGCCGCGTCACAATCGGCGAAGGCCGGTACGCAGACATCTATGACTTTGTTGTACCAACTGCTGCTCGTTCGCAAAAACGCGGCTATGAGTTCCCGATGGATCACAGCGACAACGGCTGGATCGGCTTGGTTCGCGGTGGTGACCCGCTGATTGACACTGCAGTCAAGAAGTTCGGTACTGCTTCGCTTTACCTGGACGGCGCAAGCTACGTTACACTGAATGACAGTGGTCCGCCGCTTGACGACGATTGCTTCATGATCGAGGCGCAAGTTCGTTTCGATGGCGATCCAGGTGTGGGCAATGCAACGATCATGGGCGAATGGAATACTACAAGCAACCAACGCGGCTGGATCCTGGCATTGCGCAACAACGAACTTGTCTTTGAGTGGGATGATAGCTTTGTGCAGTTCTCCACGTCGGGTGCTTGGAATCCTGCAACAGCAACCTGGTACCACGTGATGGTCTCCAAAACTCAAGGCATGATTCGTCTGTTCGTAGACGGTACGCAGGTCGGTACTAGTTATGAATGTGACATCTCGGATCGCCAAATCGCAAATCCGAACAACCCACGCACAACGATTGGCTGTCACTTTGTCGCAAGTGTAGCTACTGACTTGCTGACGGGTTGGGTGGATGAAGTGAGGATAGTAGTTAGCCCTTCAGCAACTAACAGCCGCGACTTCAAGACTGCGAACTTCACCGCTCCGACCGATGAGTACGGTTTCCATCGCGTTGTAACGATGCCCTATGTCGATCGCAAGGTAAGGCGCCTCGGTATTGTTGATGAATTCGCGGTTGTCGATCCTGGGACAACGCAAATGCAGAGCAACATGACGATGGTCGATCCGGACTTTTTCTCAACAGCTCAGATGCCTACAGGCTTTGAGGTCGTCGATGATGCACGGGGCGGCGGACATGCCAAGTATTGGGTTTGCGGCAATGGTTCTGATTGGATCCGTGTTCCAGGAATCGAGCGTGTTCAGCTATTGAATGATGACTTCACACTCGAAGGCTGGTTCTATAAGACGCTGACAGGAACCCAGTGCATGGCTTCGCACGTGAACCTCACCACACAGTATTCCTGGTTCTGGCGGTTTAACGAGACGACGGATGCCTTGGAGTTTGGTTGGTCAACCGATGGCGTGGCAACCAGCGTCATCTATGCGGACTGGACGCCAACACTGAATACCTGGTACCACTTAGCAGTGACCAGGGAAGGCGATACTATTCGCCACTTCATCGATGGCGTACTTCAAACCAATAACGTCGGCAGTGCAACGATGGGCTTGAATACTGAGTTCCTCCTGAACGGTAATCCGATGTCTTGGTTCTCCCTGGATGGTGACTTTGCAAGCGGCAACCCAACTCAGTTCTGGGAAGGCGTTGCATTCGATCAACGCTTCACGAAAGGCGTTGCCCTCTATACAGCATCGTTCACCGCACCGACGAAGCATCTTCCGATAGTTGGTGACCAACTGATTCCAGGAGACTTCTGATGGATACTCCCCTTTGGAAAATCCGCTGCTTGCAGCTAGCTGAATGCGCAGATGCCTGGAGGATCGTGCCCCGTGTCCTCCTCCTGGCCTACTGTGTCTTCGTATACGCCACAACAGACCAATTGCTGACATGGTACATGGAATTGCCCTCCGCGGAGCGTACGCTCGAATCAGGAGGCTTCGCAGCAGGCCTGTTTACTGCCCTGACAGGCTTCGGTACAGTGTTCGTGAATGCCTATCTTAAATCGGGGCGTCACTGGAATGGGAAAATAGAATGATTCCGATACCTTCAAAGCTCGTCGTCGCGGGGGTCGCAACTCTAGCGCTCGGCCTTATAATCACACTTGCATACCGGCATTATACTGGGATGCAGGCACGCATTGTTGAACTCGAAGCATCCAACAGCGCACTTCAGGTCGCTTTGGAAGTTGAACAGTCGACAAGTGCAGCAAAAGATTCCGCGCTGCTTGAGTGGCAAATCGCTGCTGAAGAAGCGCAACTACAAGCCGAACATCTCGCGGCCGTTGCGCAGCAAGCAACAGCCGAGACCAGGAGACTCAATGCAATCTTTGCTGAACACGACCTCACCAGGCTGGCGCTTGCGAAGCCCGGTCTTATTGAGCGTCGTATCAATAGTGGCACTGCTAGTGCTTTCCGCATGCTCGAGTGCGCCTCCCGTGGTGAGTGTGAACCCGACTGAGGAAATAGCCAAACCAACAAAGCAGATTCTGCCGCTCCCAAATCCAATCGACCAGGTTGCTGTGACCTGGATCGTTGTCGTTCCAGAAGATCAACCAGGTGTCGTTTGGTTTGCATTGACACCTCAGCAATACGAGAACCTCGCGAAGAACACTGCAGAGACAATCCGGTGGGTGACCGAGGCGGAATCACAACTGGAGCACTACCGTGACGAATGAAATAGACAGGGACGTTGTGAAAGATGCACTGAGGGAAGTGCTTGCCGAGCAAACACCTCGGCGTGCGATCATCCGTCAAACAGTTCACGAGACACTGGCCGAGCTCGGTGTCGATCATGAATCACCAATGGATATGCAGAAAGACTTCGCGCACTTGCGCGATGCCCGGGTCACCATGGAGCAAGTCCGGTCGAAAGGTATCTTGACCATCATGGGCTTCTTGATTACCGGAATGATCGCCGCCATCTGGTTAGGCGTCAAGACCTTCTTGCATATCGACTAAAGGAGAAAGCTATGGCAGAACGCGGACAATACTCTACAGAGCAAGTTGTCGAGGAATTCCTACGGCACGGCACAATCGCTGAGACAGCAAGACAGTTAGCTTGTCACCGCAAAACAGTTCAGCATCATTTGAAGAAGGCCGGCATGCGCAAACCAATTGCCGCTGGCCTCAAAGAGGGAATGAAGACTCTCGCTGCGTCTCTGCCCAAAGACGGTGAAGTCAAACGGTACATCCTGACCTGCGCCCAGAACAATACCTGGGTGAACAAAGGCGTCTGGGAAAACCTCCTGGCCCTGGCTGAACACTACGCCGCCGAAATCAAGGTGTCCCGGTTCGCTTACAACCTCCAGGGCTTTCAACCAGCTAAGCCTGACGCGGAAGTTGACCAGGATCGGATGTGGTACGACCCGGTTCTGACGCCGTACATCAGCGACGATCGTGTCGAGCTCGCACCAACTTTGGTCTGGTGCGGAGAGATGAACATCTTGCCGACCGCAACGCGCCCGCTATCACTGCTCGAGACGTACACAGGCACGAAGTCTTCCGTGATTCCGCACGTGAAGATTGCCATGGAATCAATTGCCAACAACAAATACGAAGCAACCAAGTTCACCTACACGACCGGCACGGTCACCAAGCTCAACTACATCCAGAAGAAAGCAGGCCTGAAGGCTGAGTTCCATCACTGCTTCGGCGCGCTCCTGGTTGAAGTCGATTCGCAAGGTCGGTGGTTTGCCAGGCAGTTAAACGCCGACAGCACCAACGTGATCTATGACCTGGACCTGAAAGTCGACAAAGGCGAAGTGACTCGGGGCAACCGCGTGAAAGCAATTGGCTGGGGTGACGTTCACGAGCAAGAGCTCAGCAGCGCAATCAAGAAGCTATGCTGGACTGGCAAGAACAGCATGATTGATTACCTCAAGCCTGAGTACCAGTTCATGCACGACCTGGTGAGCTTCACCCGTCGCAATCATCATGACATCAAAGATCCACATCGCATGTTCTCGATTCACTGCGAAGGCCGCGATGCCGTCGAAGGTGAGATGGACGAGGTTGCCAAGTTCATCACGGAAGACGCGTCCCGTGACTTCTGCGAGATGGTTGTTGTTGATTCAAATCATGACAACGCCCTGACGCGCTGGCTCAAAGAAGCTGACTACAAGAAAGATCCTGCCAACGCTTTGTTCTTCCTCAAGTGCCAGCTGCGGAAGTACGAAGCCATCGCTGAGGAGGACGGATGGTTCCACCTGGTCGAGTGGGTACTACAAAGCAAGGGCGTGCCGGAATCGGTGCGGTTCCTTCGCGAGGACGAGAGTTTCATCATTTGCGGGGATGCTCATGGTGGAATAGAATGCGGAATGCACGGCCACCTCGGTCCGAACGGGGCGAGAGGTACTCCCCTGGGACTGGCCAGGCTGGGTCGCAAGGCAAACACCGGCCACACGCATTCCGCGGGGATTCGTGACGGCCTTTATACCGGAGGCACCTGTTCAGTGATGGACATGGGATACAACTCCGGCCCATCATCCTGGTCGCACTCACACGTCGTCACGTATCCGAACGGTAAGCGTACGATAGTGACTATGTGGCACGGGGCCTATTGCGCAATCTGAGAGGACGTGGCATGGCCGATTCACAGGTTTCGCACTATCGGACGCACGACCTCCAGGAATACGGCCTGAGCTTAGCCACCCGGGAACTGTTCCTGGTCGGGGAAGACTATTCCAAGGTGTTTGACGACCAGGAACCTGGGGTCGAGTATCTCATGGCGTCCAGGTTCATCAAGAACCTCAGGCTGCTGGATTCAACGGACGGATCTATCCTGGTTCACATGAAGACTTGCGGGGGAGATTGGACCGAAGGCATGGCGATCTTCCAGGCCATCAAGACTTGCCGGTCTCACGTCACGATTCTCAACTGGACTCACGCCAGGTCGATGAGCTCGCTGATCCTCCAGGCTGCCGATCATCGTGTGATGATGCCGTACAGTTATTTCATGTACCACGACGGGACGTTCTCAACGGACGGAACAGTCAAGCAAGCGCATACGGAATACGAGCAGCTGAAACTGTGTGACAAACAGATGATGGAGATCTACCTGGATTCTGCTGAAGGAGCTCCAGCGTGGGAAGGTCGTACCAGGAACCAGATCAAAAAGATCATGCGGGGCCGGATGGACCGGAGAGAGGAGGTCTACCTAACCCCGCATGATACAGTCGCCCAAGGTTTTGCGGACGAAGTTCTAGACGATTACGATATCACTCGCATTCGTGCCGGCCGGTAACAGGATCGATGTAGCAGCTTGATCCCTGGTCACCAACGGCCATTGCCGTAAACTCTTCGACACCGAACACCTCAACGCCTTCAATCTCGTCGACGCCTTCAAGCAATGCGGCAACGTCACTGCTGTCGTCTTCTTTCTCAACCAGGACCGCACCGCGCTTGCCGCCAGTGTTGTAGGTTGTAATTCCCTTGCAGCCACTCATCCAGGCGTGCATGTACAGATCTTTGAATTCATCCCAGGGAGTATCCGCCGGAACGTTGCAGGTCTTACTGATCGCGGAGTCAACGTACTTGCCAGCAGTCTCAAGCACCTTGAGATGTTCCATGACAGTTACGTCACTGGCCTTCTTGCCCTTGACGCCGAACACCCTGACGCCATAGTCCTCGATCACCTGGGTCACTGGACCGTCGAACTCAATGACCGTGCGTTCCATGGAGTATGAGAACACAGGCTCGATGCCTGAGCTGATATTGTCTGCAGTCAGGCTGATCGTCCCGGTTGGCGCAATCGAGGTGAGGTGCGAGTTCCGTATACCGTGAGCCCTGATGAGCTCGAGCACTTCCTCAGGAAGACTGCGGACGAACTTGCCAGACAAATACAAAGCAGGATCGTACAGTGGGAACGCTCCCTTCTCTTTGGCCAGGATCGCGGAAGTCATGTACGCCTGGATCGTGACGTGCTCCAGGACCTCAGCTGTAAACTTCAAGAAGTCTGGTGATCCGTACGGAAAGCCCAGGGCTTCAGCAGCGTTGGCCAGGCCAGTGATACCCAAGCCCATCCGACGTTTGCTTAAGGCTTCACGCTTCTGCTCAGGCAACGGGTACGAAGCACGATCCACCACGTTGTCCATTGCACGGACGACTTCGAAGATGTCTTCGCTCAGCTCATCGAAATCGAAAGCACGCCAGTTGGGCTGCTCGCCTTCGACAATGTACTTGGTGAGATTGAAGCTGCCCAGGAGACAAGCGCCGTACGGAGGCAACGGCTGCTCGCCACATGGATTGGTCGCGGCAATCGTCTCGCAGTAGTACAGGTTGTTCAGCTCGTTGATGCGATCGATGAAGAGCACGCCAGGTTCAGCCCAGTCCCAGGTTGAACGCATGATCGTTTCCCACAGGTCACGAGCACGGATTGTCTTGTAGACCTTGCCGCTCCAACGCAGATCGAAGTCGCGATCATGTTGCACTGCTTCCATGAACTCGTCAGTCACTGCGATGGAAACGTTGAAGCCTGTCAGCCTGTCGTTGTTCTGCTTGGCGTGAATGAATTCCTCGATGTCTGGATGATCGACGCGCAAGACGCCCATCTGAGCACCGCGGCGGTGACCGCTCGATGCAACGCAACGGCAAACTGCATCGAAGATATCCATGAAGCTGACGGGTCCACTGGACTGGCTTGCCAGCTTGCGGATGTAGTCGCCCCGCGGACGCAGTGACGAGAAGTCGTAACCGATGCCGCCGCCCATGCGCATCGTCGCAGCCGCTTCTTTGGCCCGATCCATGATGCAGCCTGCGCCATCGACAAAACTATCTTCGATGGTGCCGCTCACATAGCAGTTGTACGGAGTGACTCCTTTAGTGGATCCGACCGCAGCCTGGATGCGACCAGCTGGCATGAAGCGCTGGTTGAGAAGGATATCCCGGAAGGCTTGGTAGTGGCGATCGTCGTCACTCAAAGCAGAGGCCACCCGGTTCATGGCTTCGCGAAACGATTCACCCTCGTTCCGATACTTCTGCTTGTGAAGGTCTTCCGCAAAGTCTGTCTGCGGCCCGTACTGTTCTGTCATGGCTTTCTCCTGTAGATGAAAAGACCGCCAAGGTGGCGGTCGATTCATACTACCAAAAGGGAAGCCGTGGCAACGCCACCAAATTCGTTAGAGGGCAAAGACCTCGAGCTGAATATGAGGGCCATCCGTGAAGGCCTTCCGTCCTGCTTGGCGGCGCCTTTCAATGTAGGCGTTCCGCTCTGCTTCCAGGTTATTCGGATCCAGGGCCTGAAGCTGACGGTCCCAAACTCCGCCCCACCTGAGACGGTTCGCACTGGCTTTCAACAGTTCTGCTTCCGCCTGGTGAACGGCTGCGATGATCTGGTAGATCGCTTCCCACTCCCAACGCAGTTTGCCATTGATATAAGGAACCAGGTCGACAGCCTGGCCGAACTCGGTTGTCAGTCCCTGGCTGCGTGGAATGTTCGGGATGTGGAATGACCGCAGAGTCTTACTGACGCCAGTCCTGACGTACTCCTTCTGCTCGGTGAAGGTCCTGAGGCCGTCATGCACGGAGAAGTCCACCGGAGTGATGGTGATTGCCTCCTCAACGATCATGCAAAGATCGGGGTGAACGTACAG